TGCAGCATTAGACAAGTCTGTTTCTGTTCTGGATATTCAGAGTGGATTGAACCAGTTTGGTAAGACCATTTTTTCAACCACGTATCTTAACATCCCCGTTAAGATGATGGATCAATTAACCGAAGCTGAAACGCAGATTACATAAGGAGAAATGTCATGTATGTAGATGCACAAAATTTATTTTCCGATGCTCAAGCTATTACAGCTGATGCAGTTGGTACAAACGTGATTGACCTTAGTGTTGATCGTTCTATTGGTAACGGCGAGCCTATGTGTGTGATGTTTAGCGTAGATGTGGCAGCAGATCAAACATCTAGCGATGAAGATTATGCATTCGAGGTAGAATATTCCTCAAATGCAGCTCAAACAACTGGCCGTCAACGTATTGGGAGCCGCCTGTTTGAATCGGGCACTCCTGATGCGCCTGCTCAAAATGCCGACCTATTGGTGGCTGGGTTTAAGTTCTTTATCCCTATCCCCCCAACTACTTTGGCTGAAAGTGAGCGATTCCTTGGCATTCGTTACGATGTAACAGGTTCATCACCAACGATTACTACCACGGCCGTACTCATTCCGATGAGCATGGTTGATGCAAACGTAATTTACCCTGATGGCTTTAACATTCAGTAACAAAAACGGTGAGTGATATCTTAGGGTATTACTCACCCTCTTAATTATTTGAGGTTATTCATGTATAAAGTACGAGTGAAAGAAGGTATGCCAGATGGTTTCTTTGGGTTTTATAATGATTCAAAGGGAGCGGGTCAGCGCAGACGCTGTGGTTTCGAAGGCGCAGCGGGTGATGAATTCGAACTAGTCGACCTGATGGCCGGGCCAGAAAGGAAACGAGTTGTATCAGTCAAAGCTATCGATACATTCTCAGAGAAGTGGATGGAATTCTGGGACGGTTCAGAATGGGTAGAGCGTATTACAGAGAAAAGAAAGCCTGGGCCCAAAAAGAAAGTTATCGACGATGATTTAACAGAGCATTAAACGATGGCTATTGATACGTACACCAACCTCAAGGATGCAATAAGGCGTCAATCAAAGCGCCTAGATGCAGGTGATGCATTTATTGATGACTTCATTGATCTTGCGGAAGAGGAGTTCTACAGCAATGAGCTTACTCAGTTACGTATTAAAGAAATGGATACTCGCTCTACAGCAACGGTGTCTACTTCATCTAGGTTTTTAGCATTGCCTGATCGATTCCTTGACATGCGTAGACTAAAGATAAACGCACAGACTGAATCGGTTCCTGGCCTCTCATCTGACTTAGATGTTAAATATAGGGCACCTGATCAACTGCTATTAAATCCAAATACAGATATTCCTAGATTCTTTACCGTTACAAGTCAGTTAGGGTTTGAAAGAATACCAGATCAACTGTATGAAATTGAAATGCAGTATTTTGCGAAAGAAGTCGCATTAAGCGATTCAAATACAACTAACGCTATCCTAACCAACTACCCTTCTATTTATCTATATGGCTCTTTATGGGCTTTGTGGCTTTATTACTCAGAAGAAGAAAAGGCAAACTTTTATCACGGCTTAATGCTTGGTGCTATTCGTGGTGCTAATAAATCAGAAAGAAAAGCTCGATATGGCAATGCTCCACAGATTAAACGTGAGCGTAATGGCCCATGATAACCTCATTCCAGAACGTCCCTGTTAATATCGTTGGCCCATCTGCTGAGCATAGGGATAAGTCCTATAGTGCTCAAGTAACGATGAATTACATTCCAGAGACGCACAAGACTGGGGCTACACAGGCGGTGCTAGTCCCTTGGCCTGGATCTAAAGGTTTCTCTACCATTACAGGCAGCAACCCAAGAGGAATGCATGAATTTGGCGGGGTCTTGTACAAAATATCGGATCAAACGCTTTATAGCGTTGACTCAGTAGGCGTTGAATCCCCAATAGGTGATATCGCTGGTAATAACCGATGTGTAATGAAAGACGACGGAACTAATTTAATAATTACAACTGGTTCAAAGTGGTATCAATACGATACATCAACATCAACACTAACTGAGTTATTCCCTCCTACTTTGTCGACCGGGCTAATCGTTACCGCTGGTAATAGTGTAGATTTCCTGAACGGGTTTGCTATTTATGATGTAAGTGATGGTAAGTTCGTGATGTCTGACTTCGGCGACCCTGACAGCATTCAAGCAAATAACTTCGCCACTGCGGAAAGCTCGCCAGATGATTTGAAATATGTAAAAGTATTTAATGAAAGAGCTTATTTGATGGGCTCTAGAACTATAGAAACATGGAAGATATCGACCGGAAATCCGCCTTTAATTAAGATTCAGAATGGTACTATGCCAGTTGGTTTGAAGGACATTCACTCTGTTGCAAGCTCACAGAACTTTGTTTATTTTCGCGGTGATGATGGTTGGTTCTATAGGTTCTCATCTACTCAGGCTGTGAATATAACCAGCGGGTTCGCTGCGAACGCCTTTGAATCATTCGCAGACGACACGACAGAAGCTTATATTCTAGAGATTCAAGGCGGCACCTTTTTAGTATGCAAATTTACTAACAACAATAAAACGTGGGTATTTTCAGAGCGCAACCACTCCTTAAGCCCCGGGCTGGATGACTGGTTTCAGTTAAGTACTGGCCCTGAAGAGGATTTGTATATTGGAGCAATGTACCTAAAGGCTTTTAATAAGCACTTGATCGAAAAGAAAGACTCTGGAGACATCTTAGAGCTAGACCTGTTAACTTTCACAGATGACGGCCAAAGCATCGTCAGAAGGCGCAGAAGTCCTCCTATCCACGGCGGATTACTAGGGAAGGAAGGTGCTAGACTAGAAATGTCATGGTTTGAAGTCAAGATGAAAAAGGGTGTAGGTATTCCAGAAGGCCAAGGAGTTGATCCTCGCATTTATATTACTGCTTCAATTGACGGTAGTGATTCAAGATCAAATCAAGAAGAGATAGAGATAGGGCGAACAGGTGAGACTGACCTTAAAATTAGATGGTATCACTCTGCATCTTTCTACGAGGCTGATTTTGAAATAGTTGGTTTAGACCCAGTATTCTATTCAATACATAGCGCCTCTATTGGCCTAAAGTTTATGGGTGATTAATGGCTATTGATGTTGATCCGCCAGAGAACTTTCTAGACCTTTTCAAAGAAGGGACTAAATGGGTGGATAAGAATGGCATTTTAACAAGCGAAGCCAGACATTACCTAGAGGCCGATCATAGACAGAAAACGGATCAATGGGAAAGGTCAGGAGGCTCTGATGATACAGTTTCAGATGTTGAATCAAATAACTCATCAGATAACTCTGTACTTGGGCAAATAGCACAGCTTCGAAAGACTATTGAAGATCTAGCATCTCAGATAACGCGTACCAATGTAGAATTTGCTATAATGCAGAAAAGATATAATGACCTGGAATTACAGCAATGATCTCAACGTCTCAATATGCAACATTATTGCAGAGGATTGAAGAGCTTGAAAATGATAACCGTTACTTAGCGCACGTAGGCGTTTTAAGAAAGGAGATAAGCGAATTGGGGCCAAATGAAATTCTAGCGGCAGATTCACCGAGCGTTGACGCTTTTGGTAAGTGGCGAACATCATCGCCGGAGTCTATTTTTGGTTCTAAACTTACTAAAGATAAGCAACCTTTATTCTGGGATGAATCACTTGAAACTGGTGCGGGTATAACGTCGACTCACTCAACAAACACGGCCTCAACTGTCATATTATCTACTCTTAACACTGCCGGTAAATTTACGCGCCAAACATTTATGCGCCATAATTATCAAGAAGCAAAGAGTCAAGATATTTATATGACAGGTATCTTATCAAGATCTGGCGGCGGTACTGGCGTGGAGCGCCGCATTGGTTATTTTGATGATGATAATGGTTTATTTTTTGAAGATGACGATAGTGTAATTGGCATTACTAGAAGGACATCTGTCACAGGTTCAGCAGTAGATAATACTGTCGACCAGGCAGATTGGAACCTGGATAAAATGGACGGATCAGGTCCGCTCACTAATCCCAGCGGAATAACGGCTGACTTCTCAAAAGAAATGTTATTTGTCTATAATTTCGGTTGGTTGGGTAATGACCGGATGAGAGTCGGCCTACAAATTAATGGTATGACCTTTTATGTGCATGAATTCTTAATCTCGAACATTCTTGATAAGGTTTCAATGTCTACGCCTAATTTGCCACTTCGTTTTCAGATGATAACAACTGGAAGTTCTCCAGCGTCTACAATGGAGTGCCAGTGTGGTGCGGTTATTTCAGAAGGTGGCTCCGATGACTTAGGTGTGCTCCGCTATGTTTCCACTGAAGGTACGCATGTTGATGCCAACACTCAGAATATTATTTATGCTGTTGTGGGCATACGATTAAAATCAACGCATTTTGATGTTTCGGTTTTGCCGAATACGATATCTATCGATGAGCACCAAGGCTCTAAATTTTACGAATGGATGTTAATCTTTAATCCTACCGTAGCCGGAGCGCCCTCATTCAGTTCAGTCACTAACTCGGCGATAGAATTCGCCAAAGGAGCAACAGCAAATACAGTGACAGGTGGAGAAATAATTACAGGCGGCTTTGCTTCATCAGCGCAAAAAGGCGGAACGAGTGTCGATAAGGCTATCAAGAGCGCCAGAAGACTTGGTGCAAGCATAGCAGGAACACCTGACGAAATATGGCTGTGTGGTCGCCCAATTGGTGGATCGACCAATATAGATCTTGAAGGGTCTGTAGGTTATCGTGAATTACAATAGGATAGAATATGGCAATTTCATATGAAGAAGTAAGAGTAGAGCAAATCCCCGCAGCGGATACAACACATTTCACTGTTGCGGTAGGTACGACGGCGGAGATAACGCAGGGAACTATTTGTAACGAAAGCACAAGCGCGCAAACGTTTAGTTTTCACATACCTAATCCAACCGCAGCGGCAGGGGTTACAAACGTTGTAATAGATACTAAAGCTATCTTGGCCGGACAAACAGACTTGTTGCCAGAATTACTAGGCAAAAGGTTTGATGCTGGGACTGTATTTAAGACTACTGCATCTGATGGTAGTTCTTTAAATATGCACCTTTCGTTAATGATTAGGACTACATAGGGGTCAATCATGGGTTTTAGTTTTGGAAGGCTAGCTTTAGGGCTAGCTACAGGCGGATTAAGTGAAGTAATACCGGCTGTTAGCGGGGTTTTAGGCGGCGATGCAGCTGAAGAGGCTGCTAGAATACAGGCTGCCGCCGGCGAGAGAGCTTTAACATTTGGCGAAGAACAGGTCGCACCATTCAGAGATATAGGAATAGCCGCTGGCGAGCAATTGCCGGGTGCACAATTCCAAGGATTTCAAGATGATCCTGGCAGGGTATTAAATAATCCTTTGTTTAAGGCTTTAGCAGGACAGCAAGAACAGAGGCTAATTAATCAACAAGCGGCTCTTGGTCGTGGTGGTAGTGGTGAGACTAATGACCTATTAACTAAAAACCTATTATTATTAGGCAGAGACTTCCAGCAGCAAGACTTCCAGAATCAATTAGCTGAGAATCAAACCCAATTTGGACAATTATTTGACCAAACTCGATTAGGCGCTAATGTATCAACCCAGCAAGCAACAAGTGGCCAGAATATAATTCAAGGCATAGGCGATGTTCAAGCTGCTGGTGAAATTGGCAAGTCTAATGTACTCAACAATTTAATAGAGCAAGGAATAGGCATAGGTACCGCTGTTTTAACTGGTGGAAAATCATTGCCGTTCATACCAGTCGGTGGCGGTGGCGGTATTGCACCTCAACAGTAACAACCATTTTTTGGATAATATCGCATGGCACTAGATCCTAATATTATTTTAAGCGGCCAGCAATTAAACGTATTGAACCCTATTCAGCAAGGGCTTCAAATACGGAGCGCTCTTGATCGTCAACCTTTCCAAAACAAGCTATTACAGCAAGGCGTGACACAAGGGCAGCAGAATATTGATATTGGCCAACAGAAAATACAAGAGCAAGCCCTTGAACGCCAATTATTTGGTGCGCAAAAGGCAGTATTGGCATTTGGAAAGAATAATATCTCCGGCGTTATAGATGGAATTAAAGAAGCATTCCCCGGTGATGAGCAGCGCATATCTGCTGAAATAGCAGAGTTTCAAGAAAATCCTGCTTTATACATTAGTCAGGCGCAGGATGAGATAGAAGCTTTCCAGTCTCAACAGAGAAGCGGGCAAAGACAAGGACTTGCTTCTGCCAAGACAGAAATCTTTGACAATGGCACAACTATTTCGTTACTTCCTGACGGCACCACACAGGTTACAAACCCATCTGGTGATGTGGTTTCAGGTGATGACCGTGTAAAAGTTCTCAAAAAGGCAAGAGAAGAAGAGATTGCTTTTGCTGGGAAAAAATCAGCATCTAAAGAAGCAGGTAAGTTAGCCCCAGAAGTCACAAAGTTTGCAGTTGAGAAACAAGAGAAGCTTGATTTCCAGAAAGCAAAAACTAAGTTTAACAATTCTATTGGCAAGACAGTTTCAAAAATTGGATCAGCTAAAGCAACGCATTCTGTGATGTCTGATACAGCAAAAGAAATTAAATCATTCATAAGCGGACTAAATGCTGTTTTTGGTTCTTCATTAAAATCTATTCCAGGCTCTGAAGCTAAAAAGCTTAAAGGCTTGCTTGATACCATGAAGGCAAACTCTGCTTTCGGTACATTAATCGATCTAAAAGCAAATGGTGGCACACTAGGAGCTATTTCAGAAGCAGAATTAGTTCTACTATCAGCCAAATTAGGATCTCTTGATCAGAGCGGAGAAATACCGGAAATGCTTAGGGTTATTGATCAGATCTTAGAACAAAACCAAGGCTCTATTGATAGAATGCAAACCGCCTTCGATTTTGAAAAGAATCGTTTTAGTGATAACCCAGATGAAGAGCAAGCTAACGCATTACCTGAAGGGGTCACAGAGAGTGATGTCACCACGACCATGCAAATACATGGCCTAACTAGAGATCAAGTGTTAGAGCGTCTAGGAGGCCAGTAATGGGTAGAGATTTATTTGCACAACAGGCGCAGGGTCGCGATCTATTTGCAGCTCAGCAGCCAGAGGGTATACAGAATGACAGTAACGTGGTTATTAACAATAATGGTA